GGAAAAACTTAAACCTATACGGAAATCCAGCAATGGAACGAAGGGATATCCTCCGAAAAGCTTAATGATTTGTAGTCAAAAACTTGACACTCTATAATGAAAGTTTCCTTTGTATCATTTTTCTTATTCCTCCAGCATTCGCGCACGAGTTTGCATGCTTCACAGAGTTCATTTTCTGGCACGAAGGCGAGGTTGACTTTCCCCTTAGCGATGTCGCAGTCACGGCATCGCTTAATCGAATATGGATTGTAGTCTGGGATGGCTTTCTGCTGCTTCCCTGGATTGAATCGGAATATTCCCTTGGTGTCGCTTTGCAGAGCCTCCTCTCCCCGTGCCATGGCCTCGTCGCGCGGAGTGATGGCATACTTCGACTTTCTGACCTGTACGACGGTGCACCGGCAGTTCCATCCGTTAGGCGGATAGTAAGTCTCCCAGAAAGGGTCGGACATGGGCAGCGTGACCCCGTTGAGTGCCGCGTGCTCAGGGCGCACCTTATCATCTCCGGCGGTGCGGTACTGTAGGTTGTATCGGTCTCCATCCTCGGCGTACTGTTCCCATTTTGCCGCCATCTCGGCAGAGGCGTGTACGAAATTGTACTCAGCGTGGAGATAATTCTGATTGTATGTCTTGTCTATTTTCTGAACGTCGTTATAAAACTGTTCAAAAGACTTTCTATTGCCGTTCTCATCGAGGAGGGATGGGAAGGCCTCGTTGAGTTCGTGGAAGGTCTTGAGCCCGGAGAAGATATAGTCGGAACGCGTGAGCCGCCGGTGCATGGCCTCGGTCATGGGTACTTTCTGAAAAGCTTGGTCGAGGATGTCGGCATGGGTTGAGATGAATTTCTGCGCCTCGTCGGAAGCGAGGATATTGATGTCGAGCGTGGCCCCCTTCTGTCGGAAGAGGGCGGACATAAGGCCGGAGAAAGCCTCGGTGAGACGTGTTCGTATTTTGTCCTGCTCATCCTTGGTGAGGTTGATTTGAGGCGTGAAATCCTGGAGAATCTGTGCATAGCGTTGGTGCAGCCCCACGTAGTCGGTGGGGCTTAGTCGAAAAAAGAGGCAGCGGGTGGCGCGGGGTTGTAACCCTGCGAAGGCGACGGCTGTGGAGCTGAATTTTTGGCTTTCTTGGGGTCGATAGGGTTCTTGGGGTCGTTGGGGTTGTTGCCTTCCTTATCGTCTCCATCGTTGCCATCATCATCGCCGTTGTCGGGGTCGATGGGAGCTGTTGGGTTTCGTCTGTCACCAACGGGCATGGAGTATTTCTCGGCGAAGTATTTGGGGTCAACGTCGTATCGGTCGGCAATCATGATCTCGTAGGCAACCTGCTGCTCCGGGGTATAGTCGATGGAGTCGTCCCAGTCGAAGCGCAATCCGGCAACGGGGAAGCCATGGCGGACCATTCGTGGAAGCAGCTGGTTGTTGACGACATCGCGGAGCATGTCGGCGTCGGAGTCGATGAGGTTTTGGAAGACCTGTAGGTGGGTCTGTGACTGTGATAGCGATGAGCCGTCCTCAATGGTCATGGTCTGTCCGATAATGAGCTTGGATAGCTCCGAATTGGCTCGGTCGACGCGCTCGTTATAGACATTGAAAGCATCGCCGCGTGATGACTCGACGAACTCCAGCTCCGTGTCGAGTGGCAGGACGGCGGAGCCCGCGAAGCTGAGCGCCGCGAGCTGCTCGTTGATGCGCTTCCGCTCCTTCTCGTCTCGTGTGGAAGTCTTTGCCACGCGGAGAGGCATGCCAAAGATCTCGCCGAAGGCATCCCAGAAGGCGAACATGTTTTTCTTGGGTATCGTGTGCTGCGCTGCCTTGAGATAGAGCCCGAGATCGTCGGGCTGCCCAGCCTCGATGAGCCACCCGGAGAACGGTGGCTCATGGTAGTCGATGCCCGTAGTCCAGTCCTGTCCGAGATCGGTGATGACGCGCCCATACTCAGGAATGACATGCTTTCGCGGGATGAGGGCGACCCGGCTGTAGCAAGGGCATCCGTCGCCATCGGTGACGACATCGCCGAGTTCGATGAGCGAGTGCCCCCAGTATCGGCTGTCGAGGATGAGCCTGCAGAGCCTCTTGAACCATGCATGGTCGAAGTAGTGCTGGGCATCCTCGTTCTCTTTGCCGTTTGCATCGACGAGCTTGAATGACTTTGCCATGACGAATCCCTCGCGCTGCGCGACGCATCCGGAGAGATGAGCATCGACCTCGACATCCCGGTAGATGTCGTAGAGGCGCTTACGGTTGGGCGAATCGACATTGATGGCCATCTGCCAGGCGGCACGCCAGTCAGCGATGTCCTTGCGTGTGAGTGCGTCGGTGGTGCGCTTCAGTCCGATGACGACGGACTTCACTATCTTGGGATTGTTGGCCTTGGCGAGGTTGAAGTTGCCGTAGGGGGTGTGTAGGAGGCCGTCGGAGCGGCCTGTTATCTTGCTGAAGAATGCTTTTATATCCATTGCTTTTTTACGGGATTATTGATTTACCCCGCCATGTATGTCGGGGCACAGAACGGAGGAATTACCAGTTATGCCTTAACGGAGGTTGGGAGGTGAGTATGATGCCAGTGGAGACGGGGGCGCCCTGCGTGTCGATGGCAGCGGGCAGGTCGGGTACGATCTTGCCTGCCTGTACGCCCTCCAGCCATTTTACGGCCCTCTCGTACCGCTCCTTACGGATTTCGGCGCCGAGCTTCTGCGGCATGGCTGATACCATGTGATAGAGGGCGATGTCACAGGTGTACATGACGATGAGCCTGTTGCGTTTGTCGCCCTCGGCAGCGAAGATGGCATTTGTGTCGTATGTCGGGCGCAGGTAAGAGGCTATTTCCTCCTGTGCCTCCGCCTCGGCGTTAGCGCGGTTCTGCTCAGATGTCTGTGAGACCACCTTGAGGGCGTTGTCGCCGATGACAACTTTGTAATCTTGGTCAGTGATGAACATAAGCTGATAATTTTTGAGTTTACCATGAGTTGCGTGCCGTGGGTCGCCGTGCGATGATGGGCTGCGCGGACTCTTGCCGTGAGTTGCGCTGGAGGAGCCAGATGGCCCCCTCGTCGGCATCGGGTGCATCGTCGTGAACCCGCGAGCCCCTTTCGAGTGCCAGCGTTTGCTCGATGCCCACCTGCATATCGGGCGAGTCCTTGAGTGCGGCATTGTAGAAGACGAAGCCCCGCTCCCATAGCGGCGATACGGCCTCGATGCGCTGTATCTTCTCCGGCTTCTTGCGTTTGTCGGGCATGATGGGCAGCTGGTATCCCCGGATCTTGCCCTCGGCCTCGAACTCGTCGAGGATGATGTCCTGCATGAAGTTTGCCTCCATGAAGAACTGAACGGCAGCCACGTCGCGCGTGCGCTCGTAGAGGTCGTAGAGCCAGCGTACCATGCCCGAAACCGTGTCCTGCCTGACGTAGCAGTCGATGAGGTGTAGTTCGGGGCCTATCTTTCCCCAGAGCCGTGAGGCCTTGTAGTCGTTGGCCGTGGTGGACTTGAAGGAAGGGTCGGTGTAGCAGATGAGCTCATCATATTTGGAGAGCTTGGGCATCTTCTTGAAATGAATCCAGTCATTTCGGAAGATGGTTCCGTCGACGATGGGGTTGTGCATCATCTCCTTGTTCCATGCCCTGTAGCCGACGAACTCAGCATAGGCCTTTGCTTCTTCCTTGGTCCACTTCTCCCGCCATACCGGCTCGCCGTTCTTATCGACGGCCTGAATCTTTGAGAGGAAGACCCCGTGTGTGTGAGCGATGTTAAAGAGGACGGACGTCTTGGAGATAAGGTTTCCGACCATGATGAACCGTCCCCGTCCCACGTCGAGAGAGCCGAAGAGCGCCTCCTTTACCCAGTCCGTGAGGTCGTGGACACGCTTCTCGTTTCGGCACAGCTCGTCGTCGTCGAGGTCGTCGATGACGATGTAGTCGGGTCGTGCCTCCCGGTCTCGGAGTCCACGCGGCGACTGTCCGCGCCCGCAAGCGAGGAACTTGACCCCGCCTTTGGTCTTGAACTCCCCCTCCTGCCAGTCGCCGTCAGACTGCTGAATACCGAAGTCGGCAATGATGCGCTGGTTGAACTGCAGCTCAGCCTGAATGTCACCGAGGAGTCGGTCTGCGGCATCCTCGGACTTTCCGACGATGACCATGAAGTTGATGAGCCTCTTGGGCTGGAACATGAACCAAAGCGGCATGAAGATGTCGAAGTGGGTGGACTTGGCGTGACCTCTCGGCCACATGAAGACCGCCTTTAAGTTTGGTGTGGCTTTTACCTTGCGCGCAGCCTCGTTGTGGAAGGGTGCGTTGTGGATAGTGCGTATGACCTCGCCTGTGGTTTTGTCGCGCAGCTGCAGGAAGTGCGGGAAGTAATACTCGCAGAAAGCAGCATAGTTGGCGAGGAGCCTGTTTTTACGCTGCTCCCTCTCGGCATCGGTTTCCTTCTTGAGGAGCGCGGTGTCGGTAATGGCCTGCACCTGCTTGCATCGTTCACGCCAGAGGTCGTAAGCTTGTTTTTTCTCTGCTACAGTTGCCATGATGAAGAGTTATGATGGCTGCTGCTGAGCAGCAGCGTACGGTACCCAGCGGATGAGGGCTACTTAATACCCATCTGCTCGGTGATGTACATGTCCTGATACTTGTTGATGACCTTCATGAGCTCCGGAGTCACTGCCGGGTCGGTCTGTGAGCGGTATTCGAGCCACTTGGAGAAGGCCATGAAGACCTCGATGGTGTCGACGACATTCGCCTTCTTGTCGAGTTTCTCGATAACGGCGGATAGTTTTGCCAGTTTGTCGCCGAGCCCTGCAATGAGGTCCGGGTCTCCCGACGAGTTGACTTGCGTGATAAGCGTGTCGATGGTGAGGAGGAGTTTGTTGACGAGTTCGGGTCGTGTGACACTCTTAGCCGCCCTTGCCTCCTTCCAGCCCCCGGCCGCACACCATTTGGATATTGTTACTCGCGATACCTCTACCTTCTCAGCAATCTCTGCCTGGTCCATTCCAGACATGTAAAGTGTACGTGCGAGGCTCTTTTTCTTTTCTGTCTGCTCTTTTGTCATGATGAAAAATTGATGATTACGGTGCAAAATTGGCCTAATAAATCGGTACCACAAAAAAAGTGTGCAATGGTTTCATAGATGTATGCAACCATTTCATACTTTTTTGGCGGTGAGCGAATTAAGGCGTAATATTGCAACCGGAAACGCGCACTAAGCGCAGGAGACGCAATGGCAAAACGAGTAAGAATATCGAATGACCGGCTGAACAGCTACGGCACGCGTGTGCTGACCTCAGGCATGGACACGAAGCAGTATGAGCGCAACCCCGTGCTACTGTATATGCACGAGCGCGGCAACGTGATAGGCTACGTGAAAGACCTTGAAGTGAAAGACGGCGAGGTGACGGGCGAGCTTATGTTTGACGAGGCTACAGAGCTGAGCAAGCGCTGCAAGAAACAGTTTGAGTTTGGCAGCCTGAAGATGGTGAGTGCGGGGCTTGACATCATAGAGATGAGCGAGGACGGACAATACCTTGTGGAAGGCCAGACAAGCCCGACGATCACGAAGAGCAAGCTGTTTGAAGTGAGCGTAGTGGATATAGGCGCGAACGACGATGCCATCGTGCTGAAGAAAGACGGCAAGCAGATAACCCTTGGCAGGGACGGCAAGTGTCCTCTGCCATTACTGAACAATAACAATAACCATCAAAAAAGAGAAGAAATGGAAAACAAGACCATCGCCCTGCAGTTGGGGCTGCCGGAAACGGCTACAGAGGCAGAGATTACCGCCAAACTGAGCGCCCTGAAAAGCGCGGAGGCAGAAAAGAGCAAGCTGGAGCTGGAGAAAGCCCAGCTGGAAAGCGCCCGCATCACGGGCCTTGTGGAGCGCGCCATCGGCGAGAAACGCCTTGGCGAGAGCAACAAGGCAGCGTTCATCAACCTGGGCAAGAAAGTAGGCTGCGAAGAGCTGGAGAAAGTGCTGAAGGCCATTCAGCCCCAGGCGAAGCTGACGGCCATTCTGAACGGTGGCCGCGCGAAGAGCGACGAGGACGTGAAGTACACAAAGCTGAGCGAAGTGCCCTCGACGGAGATACTGACCCTCCGTGAGCAGAACCCGAAGGAGTATGCCCGTCTTTACAAGGCCGAGTACGGCATGGAGCTGCCCGAATAATAAGTAGAACCCAATAAACGACAAAAAGATGAGAAAGAAAACAATCTTGAAAGCAATGACGGCCCTGCTGTTCAACAGCGTGATGGGCATCACGGTGGCCCTCGTGCTTGGTATCAATCCCGTGGTTGGCGCGGTGCTGGCCAATGTTGCAGCTGCCATCCTCGGCCAGTTTGCCCCGCAGGGTGCTTTGCAGGCCGGTGTGCTGACAGAGGTATGGACAGGCGAGCTTGTGAAGAGCCTTCGCAGCGGTCTTGAGGGCAGCTGGCTTGACGGCATTCCCGACCAGAGCTCCCTTGTGAACAACGACGTGATTCACCTTGTGGATGTAGGCATCGACCCCGACGTGCTTGTGAACAACAAGACCTATCCCATCCCCATCCAAGAATTGCCGGACGGCGACATCACCATCGGCCTTGACAAGTTCCAGACGAAGGTGACGCCCATCACGGACGACGAGCTCTACGCTCTGAGCTATGACAAGATGAGCCGCGTGAAGGAGGCCCATGCCAACGCCATCAACGACTCAAAGTTTGCCAAGTCTGCCCATGCCCTCTGTGCGAACAGCAACACGACGACCACCCCCGTGCTGACCACCACGGGCGAGCGTGAGGCCTCGACGGGCCGCTTGAGACTGTGCGTTGACGACCTTGTGAATATGAAGCGTTCGCTGGACAGACTGAAAGTACCTGCCGGCAACCGCCGCTTAGTGCTTTGTCCCGACCACGTGAACGACCTGTTGATGACGAACCAGAGCTTTGAGCGGCAGTACAACATCGACCGCAACACAGGCAAGGTGGGCAATCTGTACGGCTTCGACATCTACGAGTATGCCAACAACCCCGTGTACACCACAGCAGGAGTGAAGAAGAAACTGGGCGAGGCCGCCGCCAAGGGCGAGTTTTCCTGCTCCTTCGCCTTCTACACACAGCGCGTGTTCAAGGCTACCGGTTCTACGAAGATGTACTACAGCGAGGCATCGACCGACCCGCAGAACCAACGCTCGCTTATCAACTTCCGCCACTATTATCTGTGCATGCCTAAGAAGGCCGACGCAGGCGTGGTGATGGTGAGCGGCTATAAGGCGACCGCATGATGAGCAAGCCGATGAAATATCTCGTGATCCACTGCACGGCGACCCCTGAGGGCCGTGAGGTGAGCTCGGCAGACATCCGCCACTGGCACTGTGACCCCGTGAGCAAAGGCGGTCGTGGGTGGAAGCAGGTGGGCTACACCGACCTCATCCACCTCGACGGCAGCGTGGAGCGACTGGTGAAGAACAACGAGGACGCCAACGTGGACGACTTGGAGGTAACAAACGGTGCCGCGGGCTACAACAGCGTGAGCCGCCACATCGTGTATGCCGGTGGCTGCGACAAGAGCGGCAAACCCAAGGACACGCGTACGGCAGCCCAGAAGGAAGCCCTGAAACGCTACGTGCGCGACTTCCATGAGCGTTTCCCATGGATACGCATCGTGGGGCACCACGAGCTGAACCCCGGCAAGGCCTGTCCGAGCTTCGACGTGCTGGCCTGGCTGCGGGAAATCGGCATCAGACAATAATCAAGGTAAAAAGCAATATTCAGGACAACACGGAAAGCGACCCAAGCGATGGACACGATTATGCAGATACTCCAGTGGGCGATACCCTCGGGCGGCATAGGCGCCGCCATCGCTTGGGTGGCCAACCGGAAAGCGAACAATGCCAAGCAGGCCAAGAGCGTCCACGACACATACAAGGCCATGTACGAAGACATCTCGGCGCTGCTTGTAGAAACCCAACGGAAATATGACGACTCAACGAAGCTCACCGAGAAGCTTGTCTCGGAAAACAATCTTACGCGGCGTGCTCTCAACCGCCTTTCGCGCGCCATTGAGGCTATCCAGCTATGTCCTCATGCTGGCTCTTGCCCTGTCAGCGGCGAGCTGTCGCTCAGTGAAGACGGTGACGAGGGAGACGGCGACGGCCGTGGCAAGCGCAAACGACAGCAGCGCAAGGATCCAAATGGTGCGCCGGGTGATGTTGACGGAAGCCGTGAAGGCGGACAGCACTCGGCTGCGCATACCCCTTGACAGCCTGCTGATGCTGCCAGAGGGTGCGAGCTACACTGCGCGCAGCGGCAGGGCCCATGCGAGCGTTTCAGTGAAGCGGACGGGGAATGTGGTCGCTGCAAAGCAGCAGCCTACTGAACCAAGCGGCATGACGGTTTATGTGGAGAGCGGGTGCGACAGCCTGGAGCGTCAGTGCGCCTACTATGAGCAGGAGAACGAGCGCCTGTCTGTGGCGAACTCCCATCTGACAGCCACCGTGAGCACGAAGGAGAAGGAGGAAAAGACCACTCCCCGTGTCTGGTTGGAACTATTAGCGACATTCATAGCCGGGCTGTTGCTCGGCGGAATCATAACCCTTATAACAACAAGAAAATGGACTACAAAGTATTAGACGGCACCGACCTCATCCTCTCATCGATGGGTCACGCCCTTGGCTTCTCGACGGGCTGCAAGGTGAGCACGTCTGCCGAGACCGGCGAGCGCAAGACCAAGGAGGCCAGTTCGGGCAAATGGAAAGAACAATACGTGAAGTCGTTCTCGGAGCAGATCACTGCCGACGGCGTCGTGCTGACGAACGGCACAGACGAGGTGCCGACCTACGACCAGCTGAAGGCAGCCATGCTGAAGGGCGAGCCCATCGACGCAGCCTACAACCTGCGCGACGGCGACAAGCGTACAGGCAAGACCGCCGGCGGCTACACCGGCAAGTATATCATCACGAGCCTTGAGCTTGACGCCCAGGCCGGCGACGACGCAAAGTACAGCATCACGTTGCAGAACAGCGGCCCCGTGACGGCGAAAGGCAGCGGTCTGACGGAAGCGGCAGCATCAGGCGTGGGTCATTAACATCAAAGCATGAGCTATGGAAACAAAGAAACTTTTGAAGCTGACTATAGGCGGCAAGGAATATCCGTGCCGTGTGACGATGGGCGCGATGACTCGCTTCAAGCATGAGAGCGGCAAGGACGTGAGCAAGATAGGCCAGGGCGACATCGGCGAGCTGGTGCTGTTTATCTACTGCTGCGTGAAGAGTGCGTGCAATGCCGACGGTGTGGCCTTCGACATGGACTTTGAGACCTTTGCCGACCATTTAGAGCCTGACAGCGTGAATGCCTTCTACGCATCGTCGGGCGAGAGCGGCGAAAAAAAACATCACGGCCAGCTCTTCCGAAGCAGGCATAGAAGAGCTTGCGGGCATAGGGATGGGGTGCATCGGGATGAGCCGTGACGACTTTGAACGCTGCACCCCTTCTGAGTTTTACGCCGTGTGGCATCAGTGGCACGAACAGCTGGAGCGTATGGAGCGCGGCTCATGGGAGCGTACACGTACACTGGCCCTTGTGTATGTGCAGCCCTATAGCAAGCATGCCCTGAGCCCTCACGAGCTGTTGCCCCTGCCCTGGGACGAGGAAAGCAAGGACGAGCGCACGGCGAAGCCCGACAGTGCAGAGACGGCCCGTCGCTATGCCGCGGCCAAGCTGCGCAACGGACTGAAATAAGCAACGTAAAAGAATATGTCGAATACAGTAGAATTCCATATCAAGATAAAGGGTGAGGGCAGCAATGTGCTTCACGACCTGACCGTAGAGGCTACCGGACTTGACGACATCATCGCCCAGGTGGGTGAGAATGCCAGCCGGACGGGCGAGCGGCTGAAGGTGATGGCAGCCAAGAGCATGGTGTTTGACGGCATCATCAGTTCGCTGACGACTCTGAAGGGTATCGTTGGCGACATCGTGGCTCCGTTTGACAGCTTCGAGAAGTCGATGCGCTCAGTGAACACCATGGCCGGCAAGGGCGAGGCCGACTTTGAGGGACTGACCGACAAAGTGAAGGAGCTGAGCGCGAACATCCCACTGGCCCGAGAGGAGCTGGCCAACGGTCTGTACCAGACCATCTCTAACGGTGTGCCCGAAAAGAACTGGATGAGCTTCTTAGAGCAGTCGAGCAAGTCGGCAGTCGGTGGTCTGGCCGACCTTGGCCAGACGGTGACGGTGACCTCGACGCTGATCAAGAACTACGGCCTGAGCTGGGATCAGGCCGGTGCCATCCAGGACAAGATACAGATGACGGCGAAGAACGGCGTGACGAGCTTCGAGCAGCTTGGGCAGGCGCTGCCCATGGTGAGCGGCAGCGCGTCGCAACTTGGCGTGTCGATGGACGAGCTGATGGCCGTGTTTGCCACGACAACGGGCGTGACGGGTAACACCTCGGAGGTGGCCACCCAGCTGTCGGCCGTGCTGAACTCTCTCATCAAGCCGAGCTCGGAGGCGACGAAAGCCGCCAACGAGATGGGTATCGGCTTCAACGCCGCCAGCGTACAGGCCGCGGGAGGCCTGCAGAACTTCCTGCTCGGCCTTGACAAGAGCATCACAGAATATTCTGCCAAGACCGGGCAGCTGAAGCAGACCATCTACGGCCAGCTGTTCGGCAGCGCGGAAGCCCTTCGTCTGTTGGGCTCACTGACAGGCGAGCAGAAAGACAAGTTCGCGGAGAACATCGGAGCCATGGCCGACAGTGCCGGAACGATAGACGACGCCTTCAACAACATGTCGAGCACGGGCGAGGCCGTAGGCCAGATGCTGAAGAACCAGGTTCAGTCGATGATGGACTGGGCGGGCTCGATGGCCAGCACGTCCGCCCCGTATATAGAGCTGCTGGCCAACACAGGCCTTGCCATCACCAGCCTGACACAGCTTCGCACGGGACTGATGACTGTGGTGACCGGATTGAAGGCTGTGAGGATTGCCACACTGGCCCAGGCTGCGGCATCGAAGATAGTGGCAATCGCCTCGAACGCATGGAAGGTGGCGCAGGTAGCCCTGAACTTCGTGCTGAGTGCCAACCCCATCGGCATCGTCATCATGGCGATAGCCGGTCTGGTGGCCATCCTGATAGAGGCTTACAACAACTGCGAGACCTTCCGCAACATCTGCGACAAAGTATGGGCTGCGGTAAAGGACGTGGCGAGCGCGGTTTGGGACTATCTTGTGAAAGCCTTTGAGAAAGCCTCTGAGGTGATCAAGAAAGCCTGGGAATGGGTGAAGGAATTCTTCGGCATCAAGGACGAGGGCACTGCCAGGCAGACCGCCGACATAGAGCGGAACACCAAGGCCACCAACGCCAACACCCTGGCCAAGACGAAGAACGCCCAGGCGGCGCTGAAGAAGAACCAGAAACAGAACGCCCCCGACCCAAGCAGCTCATCGGGCAGCGGGAAGAGCGGAAAGAGCGGCACCACGACCTCCCACACGGCGACGGACAAATACGGCGGCACCAAGCTCATCGCCAACGCATCGAGCTATAAGGAGCTGGGCAACAACATACAGTACTACCAGAACAAACTGGAGACCACCAAGGGAACAGAGACAGCCACTATCCGCCTGTATGCCGAGAAAATCAAGCAGCTGCAGGCGCAGCAGGACGCGATAACCCGCCTTCAGGATGCCGTGGGCAACCCGAAGGAGCTGAACACCCTGGCCGACATTGACAAGGCCATCTCCTACCAGCAGGAACTCAGAAGCAGGGCAAGCGCCACGGAACTGGCCGGCATAGACCGTGAGATAAGCCGTTTGAACGACCTTAAAACAGCATTTGAACGCAATGCGCACGTGGACGTGGGCATAGACAAGATAACGACCTACCGGCAGCTGGAGAGCAAACTGCAATACTACAGCGACCTGCTGAAGACGGCCACGGCGAGCGAGCGCACCGAAATACAGAAGCAGATAAACGCCCTGAACGCCCTGCGCGACAAATGGGACGAGACCTTGGAGGAGCTGAAGAAGCCCGAGGACATCTCACGCCTGGACACCATTGACAGCCTTGACAAGGCCATCAGCTACTATGAGGGCAAGCAGAAGAAAGCGAGCGCGGCGGAGATTTCAGACATAGCCCGCACCATCAGCGCACTGGAGAAGAAGCGCGACAGCCTGAAACAGCTTGGCCGCCTGCCGGAGATGGAGCAGGAAACAGACCGCTTAGGCGGACTGGGCAAAGCCGAGCTGAAAGTGGAGCTGAAGGCCATCGGCATGGACGGTCTGCGCAAACGTATCAAGGAGCTGCAGAACATGCTCTCCGATACAAAGAACCCGATGAGCGCGAGCCAGCGCAAGGAGATGAAGAAACTTGTGGCCAGCTATGAGGACTACGAGAAGATCTTGCGCAAGAGCGACGTGACGGTGGAGAAGTCGTGGAGCAGCATCAAGGGCATCGGCGGCGGTATCAGCTCACTTACCGAGACCTTGCAGGAGAACCGCGGCGCATGGGCCACCATCACAGGCGTGGTGGACTCGGCGATACAGATATACCAGGGCGTCAGGACGGTGATAAGCATTGTGGAAGCCCTGACGGCCGTGACCACGGCAAGCAACGCAGCGACAACCGCCAGCGGCGTGGCGACGACGACAGCCGCAGCCGCGAAGATAGCCTCCGCCCCGGAGGAAGCTGTGGCGGCTACCGTATCGACCGTGGCGGCCAAGGCCGAGGCCATGGCCTACAGGGAGCTGGCCGCGTCGGAGTTCATGGCCGCCCACGCCTACATCCCCTTTGCCGGTGCGGGCATCGCCGCGGGCTTCATCGGCATGATGCAGGGCATCGTGGGGTCGGTGGCCGTTACTCCCTTTGCCAACGGCGGACTGCTGTATGGTCCGACCCTCGCGCTGATGGGCGAATATGCCGGTGCGAAGTCGAACCCCGAGGTTGTAGCCCCACTGGACAAGCTGAAGTCGCTGATAGGCGACAGCGGCGCGGTGGCCGGCGTGCGGATGAAGGGGAGAGTGAGAGGGCGCGACATCGTGATGGCCATTGCCAACGAGACGCGCATCAACCGCAAGCGAACGAACATAAAACTATAGAGGATGTACATACACGGACAATTCTACAACGAGCTGAACGACCACATAGAGGTGCTGATACTGACGCACGGCGAGCGCGGCGAGGAACTGGAGATAGGCGACGGTAAGAGCGGTCTGTACTTCAGCGATGACCCCGTGGAGACAACGAGCGAGGTGAACGACACGTTTGACCACCTGCTGTGCCAGCAGGCCACGGTGCGTTTGCTGACCCGGAACTTCGTGCAGGACTTCTTCTGCTCGTCGTGCAAAGACGCAGTGGTGAACATCTACCGTGAGGGCGTTTGCCTCTTTGCAGGATATGTGGAGCCTCAGACCTACTCACAGGACTACAACGAGGAGCTGGACGAGATAGAGCTGAGCTGCATAGACGCGCTGACGGCGCTGCAATATGCGAAATACCGCAATGTGGGCTCTCTGGGCGTGCTCTACAGCGTGGTGAAGGGACAGGCCTCACAGCGCACCTTCCTGAGCCTGATGAAAGAGATGCTGGCGGGGGTGGCCGCGAGCCTGGACATCAAGGGCGGACAGACGACTCACTACTGGTATGACGGGAGCAAGGCCTTGGACGCACAGAGCGCCAACCGCCACTCCATCTTCGGCCAGCTGACCATCAACGAGCTGCTGTTTCTTGGCGACGAGGAGGACGACGTGTGGCAGCAGGATGACGTGCTGGAGGAGCTGCTGAAGTATCTGAACCTGCACATCATGCAGGACGGAATGGACTTCTACATCTTCTCTTGGGAGACGGTGAAGGGCGACAAGGACATCTACTGGCGCGACCTGCTGACGGGCGGACGTCTGACGACGGCCCGCAGCACGACAGACATCACGACGCAGAACGTGGTTGGAACGGAGACGAGCATCAGCGTGGGCGAGATATACAGCCAGCTGCTGCTGACATGTGACGTGAAGAGCGTAGAGAGCGTGATCAAGAGCCCACTGGACAACGACCTCGTGTCCAGTCCTTTCTCGAACAAACAGAAATACCTGACGGAATACAGCTGCGACGGCGAGGGGGTGAAGGCCATCGAAGCCTTTGACGCGATGACGCATGGGCGGGAGACCGACTTTGACGACGGGCGTATCACTGACTGGTACATGCAGGTGATGGACAACGCGGAGTGGACCTTTCCCGACAAGGGCAAGGGCAGCCTGATGGCCACCTACGGCGAGGGGAACACGAACCAGGAGCGTCTGCCCAACGTGCTGGCCGGGCAGCCGGGCGCGGCCATCATCGCCTTTGGCAAGGTGGAGCGTAAGACCGACGGCAAAGACAACTCGCCCGTGTCGAAGGTGGAGATGACGAACTGTCTCTTCATCAGCGTGAACGGCAACGGCGAGGATAAGGACGAGAGCAAGGCCTACCCCAACGAGACCACACTGAAAGCCTCCATCCCCTTGGCGGAATACAACGGCAACACGACGGGCGGCGTGTTCTCGCCCAACGACGAGGAAACGACCAACTACATCGTGCTGAGCGGGAGCATCGCGCTGAACCCCGTGATGGCCCTGACGGACACCTACAAGGCGATATACAACTACACACCGTCGGCAGACGTGATTCCAAATCCTATCTATGGCGGCGGCATCCGGCAATGGTGGCACCGCACTGTGCCGAGCCGCGACAACGGCGACGGCCGTTACTACACCCAGAAATGGTGGAAGGCATCGACACCAGGCACGGAGCCGGAGTGGGACACGGAACGGACGCAAGGCCTCGTTCCGCTGACGGAGAAAGGCCCGGAGGAGTATGAGTTCAAGTACAGCGCCATCGGCGACAGCTCGGACCAAATATCGAAGGTAGGCGTAGTGGCCTGCATGCTCATCATCGGCGACCAATGCGTGGTGGAGACCGGCTCTACGGGCACCCCATCGGACTTTGAGTGGCGGACCTACAAGCAAAGGAGCCAATGCGCGAGCGACGACGAATACTACCAGCAGAGCTTCACCATCGGCTTTGACCCGAAGATAGGCGACAAGTTCATCGGTACGAAATTTGACCTGCAGAACAACATCGACTACAAGATGGGCATCGACGCGGAAGGGACAGCAATACCCATCAGAAAGAAAGACAAGGTGAGCGGCGCGGTGAAGTTTGTCATCCTTGGCCCCGTGAATGTAACGTGGGACGTGGTTACGCGCCGCCATCCCACATTTTTCCGCCATACGAAATGGGGCAGCAGCACGGTGGCCCTGCTTCCTCACGTGAGCAGCATCGTGATTGAGTCGTTTGAGATGAAGATATACAGTGACAACGGCCTTGTGAACAACACGGGCGACAAGGACATCGTATATCTTAGCGACACGAAGGAAACGTTTGTGAACCGCAAGGACGACATCAGCTTCAAGATCAGCTCGGCGCTTACCTCAGCAGAGAGCCATGAGCTTGGCGTGACAGACAGCGTGAAAATGAGCACACCCGTGAACACGCAGACGGGCGGCGGCGTGCTGCAGATATACGACTACGCCCGAGAACTGAGCGCGAAGCCGGAGCAGCTGTATGTGGACAGCTACTATCAAGAATACCATGCTCCCCGGATAACGATGACGCAGAAATTGAGGGACAAAGCCGGGGAAGGACTTGTGAACCCGCTGCTGCACTACCGCCATCCGGCGATGGGGAGGACATTCGTTGTACAGGGCATCAGCCGCAGCATCAACGAGGGCTCGGCAGAAATGAACTTAAAGGAGATAGAACAATGATAGACGTCAAGATCATCAGCAAACCCAAGAATGAGGGCAGCACGAGCGCCGTGAACACGGGCAGTACGGCCTATGGCAGCATGGCCGTGAAAGAGGCCGCGCACGCCGCAAAAGCCGACATAGCAGAGACTGCCAAGGAAGCTGAGCACGCCAAGACTGCCGACAAAGCCAAGGAGGCTGAGCAAGCCGGTGAGAGCAAGGAGGCCGCACACGCCAAGGAAGCCGAACATGCCAAGGAAGCCGACCACGCGCTGACAGCCGATGACGCGGACAAATGGGACAACCGCCAGTTTGACGACTATCTGGACCAAAGTGTACGCAAAGGCGATGACGTGGCTTTCGCATCCGTAGAGACCGACGTAGTGCGCAGTGCCGGCAGGTTCGTGGACGGGCTGCTTGGTGAGGGCTTCAAGCTGTGGAAGAGCGAGGATGGCACGACCTGTCTTTGCCTTGACCGCCTGACCGTGCGCCAGACGATGACGGTGCTGGAGCTGCTGATACAAAAGGTGCGGTCGGTGGGCGGCATGATATGCGTGAGCGCGGCCAATGGCACGGTGAAGAGCGTGGAGGAGGACGGTGACTACTACACCATCAGCTTTGAGGAGGCCAACGCCTTTGTTGTCCACGACCTAATGCGCTGCCAGACCTTTACGGGCAACGCCATCAAGAGCTACTGGGTGGAGGTGGCGGAAATCGGCAAGGACTATGTGAAGGTGGCCAAGACGGAATTTTCAGAGGCTCTTCCGGAGGCGAGCGATGAGGTGGTGCTGATGGGCAACACCACAGACAGGAAGCGGCAGGACCTCATCCTCATCTCGGCCACTGAGGACGGCCAGCCAAGGGTTGACGTGCTGGACGGCGTGAGCGGCAAGAGCTTCGCCGGGGCGTTGCGTGCCCGCTTGGGCAATCTTGACGGCATCAACGATGATGCCTTCCCTGCAGACAGGCAACCCAAGGGCAACGGCCTGTACTCAGACAACGCCTACCTGAAAGGCACGTTCCTGCTCTCGACGGGGGAGGACGTGAAGACCCGCTTCGAGATCATGGAGGGCAAGGTGGAGAGCGAGCTGACGGGCATCCGCGACGACTTTACTGGCGAGAGAGGCTACCTGAGCAATGCCGCCTTTGCCGAGGGCATGTCGAAATGGGAGACGGAGAACGAGGCCGTGTTCTTCCTCGTGGGTAACCGTTGGGTGTGGGCCAACGGCAACGTGCTGTCGAAGAAAGGCGACTGTGCGAGCGTGGCCAAGGATGAGGGCAGGACGGTGGTGGTGATACGCAACAAGTATATCAGCCAGAAGAAAGAGAACCTTCGGTCCATCCCCACCTTTATGGTGAACACCAACGGAGAGAAGCAGCCTGTGGCCGTTTACCTGAGCTTCTTCTACAAATGCCGGAAGGCCGGCAAGTTAAGAGTAGAGTTTGAGAACGTTGACAAAACGGGCTTCGAAGCCTTCAACTCCTTCATGGTGGAAGAAGACCTCGGTGAGACGGACAGCTACAAGCAATACACGTGCAACGGCCTGTGGAACGGCACGGGCGACTTCAAACTGAGCTTCACGGGCGAGATATGCCTGTACATGCTCGTGCTGAGCACAGACAAGGTGGAGAGCCTTGCGTACAAATACCGCACGCTGCTGGAGCAGAGCGAGAAATTGATGAAGATAGCCGCGCAGGACTTTGACAAGGACGGCAGGGTACTGGAGGAGAGCGGCATCGTTGTGCGTCCTGAGGGCAGCGGTGTGTATGCCCAAACAGCAGACGGGAAACTGGCCCTCATAGGAGTGGCTGTTACAGAAACAGGAGCCGACGGCAAACAACATACGGTGATCAAACTTACCGCTGAAAACATACAGATGGGGGGCCTTGTTACAGCCAATGGCAACTTCAAGATTAAGGAAGACGGCAGTATGGAGGCTGTGAACGGAAAATTCAGTGGGGAGATGAACGCACAAAGAGGATATATTGGCAACTTCATCATTTCCGACGGCCATCTTGGAATTGGTGTCGCAAGCACAGACGAAAGCGGTAAGACCACGATCAAGGAAAACGGCAATGGTCTGTTTTTATATGACTACATGATAGGTTTCAACGCCCCCGGACGGCAAGCAATCCTTGGTACTTGGAACAGTCTTGGCTCTCCTGTCCTCTGCCGACTGATGGATACCCACAAAGACTTGTTGGATGTAACCGGCCTTGTAGTGGGCGTGCAAGGCTCGTTGTTCGGTAATGATGCCCTGCACATAGCCGGCGGTTATGTAAGCGGACTGGCCTACAAGCCACAGATAGCCGGTTTCGGAAACGTGACGAGCCAGACAGCCCCTACAAGTGCAACTGTCAACGTGGACCGAACGACGGTGGTGCTCTATGTAACGACAAAGTTCTCATGGCGCGCCAAGGAGAAAGACGACAAAGGAAACGATGTGGCTTGGGAGACGAAGACCCGCGACATGAATGTCAACCTGCCGGAGATGCAGCACTATGATGACGGCCACACGCTAAAGATAAAGCGCGGCACGAACAATGGCAACAAAGTGTATGTCGTGCCAGGGAAAAGCCATTGGATGAGTCTGTCTGACGACGGGCGGAACTACCTTGACAACGTTGGACAAAGTTGCATCCTCACAGACCGGGGCAGTTATGTGACAGACAAACTGACCATTGACAGCGAAATGGACTCTATGGAGCTGGTGTATTTTCGCGACCTCATGGTAACGATAGACACGAAGGCCTATCACGGAATATGGGTGCAATTCAAGAACCCAAGAGACTGGTAACAATAAAACAGAATAATATATGGCACTTACAAACGAAGAGAAACAGGAACTGCTGAACGCCATGAAGGCGGACTCGCAGAGTGTTGACAATCTTGAGGTGGTGGGCAGCCTCGACGGAGTGAAGAGCCTGCCCGCCGTGCGTGGCGAAGAACTGGTGGCGGCGCCGCTGAACCTTCTGTCCAAACCTGCACAGGAAGCAGCAGCCACAGCCAACAGCGCAGCAGCCACGGCCACGGAAGCTGCCGGCAAGGCCACTGAGGCTGTGAGTGAGGCCAACACTGTGGCATCCAAGTATGAGCACTCGGCAAAGCTGGGCCTTGACGGTGCTACGGCACGGTTTGCAGCTGTTGACGAGACAACGGGCATCACCACGGAGCAGACGAGCCTGATAGCCGCTGTTATGAACCTGGTGGTATGGTCGGTGGAGAAGAAGACCTTCCTGCTGAGGTCGAAAGACGGGAAATACTACACCTCCTGGTCTGCCGACGGAAGCCGCTCGATGGACCTTTTCCTTGACGGTCAGACCGTGAAGTCGGACAAAGTGTATGCCTGCGGGGAGTCGCTCTATGTGTACAGTGGCGGCGACTTGGTGGAGATCAGCGGCTCTGGCGGTGGCAACATCTACAATGTGACCAGTGAGACGCCGCTTGCCACCGGCTACTATACGCTGCAAACTGCCATAGCCGCTGTTGAGGCGAAGCAACGAAGAAAAGGCCTGTGCGTGACCTATGAAACAGCACAGGGCAAGTGGGAGACCAAACAGTTTGTGGGAACGAGCCTGGAGACTTGGGAACAGCCCACAGCCTAGATGGATTTCGGCGGTGACGGCACGGTGAAGAGCGTGACGATAAACGGCCAGCGCCAGACCCCGGACGCAGACGGCAACGTGAGCATGAGCATTGACAAGGTGGAGGTGGACGAGAGCCTTGATGCCAGCAGCACGAACCCGGTACAGAACAAAGCAGTGGCAGCGAAGATGGCAGAGGTGGAAGCCTCTACCGTGTTTGGCATGACAGCCGAGGTGAGCGACGACCAGAGCAGCGTGCGGCTGGCACTGACTAACAAGAGCGGTGCGGAGATAGCCAGTGCGGACATTCCTGCCGGCAGTGGCGGCGGAGGCGGTGAGAGCAGCACGACAAAGATAGTGCTCAGCGCAGCCGTAGACCATGCCACAGTGAAGGAGGGCGGCAGCGTGAGGCTGACCTACGCCTACGACCACCAGAATACAGGCGGAGACAGCACGGGACAGAAGGCAACGATACAGGTGATTATCAAGCGCGGAGCCACTACGACCTACTCGGATACCGTGCAGGACGTAGGCAAGGGCAGTTACGACTTGGATTTGACGAAGTATCTGCTTTTAGGCACGAGCGACATCTATGTGATAGCCACGACCACAGACCCTAACACCGGCAAGACGCAAAGGAAACAAGCCTACGTGAGCGTGAAGGTGGTTACGCTGTCGCTGCAGAGTGCGTACAATCTCGCCAACGCCCTGTCGAAAGGCGGCTACGGCGTGAGCGAGACCGTGAGCATACCCTACAGCGTAAGCGGCAGCGGCACGAAGACCGTGTTCCTGTATGTGGATGGCAATCAGCGCAGCTCGGAGAGCGTGACAAGGAGCGGTACGACAAACGGCAGCTTCGACATCCCCATGAGCGGACTGAGCATCGGACGGCACAACATACAGATGGTGGCTGAGATGGATGCCGGGGGCGGCCTGACGCTGAAGAGCGAGAGCATATACATTGACATCCTCAAGGGCGGTGGCAAGGACCCGTTCGTGGGGCTGATGATGACCAACGCCGACGGACGCATCATGACCGCCTCGGAATATACCCATCCGACGATTGGCGTGGGACAGTACGAGCAGTGCTCGCTGTTGTTCGTGGCCTATGATCCTACGGCTACCCCGGCAGAAATTACCATCAGCCGCAACGGCAGCGTAGTGCAGACAGTGAGCGTGGCAAGGACCACCCAGCACTATCAGAATCGCTTCACGGAAAAGGGGCGGCAGACGATGGCATTCACCGTGGGGCAGACTGTTTACACCTTCTATGTGGACGTGGCCGAGAGCAGCATCGACATCGGCGAGGCCACCTACGGACTGGCCGTGAAGCTGAGTCCGGCGGGGCGTAGCAATGGAGAGAGCAACCCCGCCCGCTGGGAGTCGAACGGCATTAGAACGTCGTTCGAGGGCTTTGACTGGCAGAGCAATGGCTGGACGGGCGACACGCTGCTGCTGACGAACGGTGCAAAGGCCGTCGTCGGCTGTGAGCTGTTCAAGACTGATACCGGCATCACGGGCAAGACCATCGAGATGGAGTTCAAGGTGAGCAACGTGAGTGACCGCACGGCTGAGGTCATCAGCTGCATGAGCGGCGGCAAGGGACTGAGCGTGACCCCCGTGGAGGCGAGCATCAAGACCGGCACCATCCTGCACTACACCAACGAGGACGGCGAGGACGCGAGCCGCGAGATAAAAATCGGCACAAAGTTCGCCCCGGACGTATGGCTGAAGGTAGCATTTGTCATCGGCAAGCGTGCCGAGGGGAGACTGATGGAGCTCTACGTGAACGGCAACCGTGCAGGTGCCGACATCTATGACAGCGGCTACTACTTCCAGCAGGACACGCCCGTGGGCATCACGCTGGACAGCGACGCCGCCGACCTTGAGGTGAGGAACATACGCATCTATGACCGTGCGCTGACAGACGACGAGGAGCTGGAGAACCGTATGGTGGACGCCACTTCGGCCGACGAGATGATGGAGCTGTGGAGCGAGAATGACATCATCGGCGACACGGGCGACGTGGACATCGACAAACTCAGGGCCAAGGGCAAGGGCGTGATGCGCATCGTGAGGAAAGGCGGCCTTGACGAGGTGAACGAGACGAACAACAAAAAGACCGACTTCCTTGCCGACATCTACTTTTACAGTCCTTTCGGCAAGCAGTATGACTTTGTGCTGCACGACTGCTACATCCGCATACAGGGTACGAGCTCAACGAAATATCCCAGCAAGAATATCCGCATCTACCTGTCAAAGGGTGGCAGCGGCCTCAGTCTTGAAATCAATGGTCAGCCGCTGGAGAAGAATGCCTATGCCCTCCGCCCCGGCGGCATAGCCATGGGATTGCTGTGCGCCAAGAGCGACTACAGCGACTCGTCGATGAGCCTCAACACCGGCGGCGCGAAGCTGTTCAACGAGGTGATGAAGGAACTCGGTCTTCTGACACCGCCACAGCGCTACCAATACGAACAGGCTGGAAAAAATATGGCAGCGGTGACTATCCGCACGGCCATCGACGGCTTTCCAATAGACGTGTTCAGCTCGGAGACTGTAGACGGGGAAAGCACATATTACGGCCAGTACAATCTGAACAACGAGAAGTCGAAGAGTGGTAAGCTTTTCGGGATGGAGGGACTCGATGGTTTCACGCCCGCCTGTCCGCTCACGTTGGAGACACTGAACAACGGCGAGAAGACCTGCTTGTTCCAGAGCAGCAGCGACGATGACCTCATCGCCAACTTCGATGCAGGGCTGGAAACCAACGTGCCTGATGACGTGAAGTGGGCGGGGCTGAACGAGGCGCAGCAGAACGCACTGAAACGTCTGTTCAGCTGGATAAGGGCCTGCGTGCCTGAGGGAGCGAGTGCCGACGACCTCTCTACATTCAAGAGCGAGAAGTTCGCCACGGAGGTGAGCCAATATTTCGACAAAGACTTTCTGCTCACCTATTACGTTTATACCGACTATGGGGCAAGCGTGGACCAGCGCGCCAAAAACATGTTGCTGAGAACATGGGATGGCAAGATATGGTTCATCACATATTATGATGGCGACACTCAGTACGGCAAGCGCAACGACTGCTTCCTTGCCTACGACTACACCATCGATCGAGACACCTACGATGCGGAGGCATCGAAGTATGCCTTCGAGGGCAGGGAAAGTTGGCTGTGGAACCTTGTGCTGGCCAACCTGCAGGACGACCTGAGACGTTGCGCTGCCAACTTCAGGGCCAAAATGACACCCGAAAGGGTGCTGGCCATGCTGACCGTGGAGCAGATGGGCAACTGGAGCGACAGGGCCTACAACAAGAGCGGCTATCTGAAATATATCAAACCTGCCATGATGGAGACCTACGGCAAGAAATGGCCGTTCATCTACGCCCTGCAAGGCAACAACAAGGCGTTTCTGACCTACTTTATCCGCAACCGCTACGCACTGCTCGACGCCAAGTACGGGACGAGTAGCTTCACGTCTGACAACATCGACCTTTACATGTCGAGGACAGCTGCTGACGCGGCCGACACAGTAAGGGTTACCGCCGGTGAGGTATATGCTTTCGGCTATGGTACGAACAACAGCCAGAACCTTGCCAACACGGGCATCGTGGAGGCAGGCAAGACGGCAACGCTGGAAATAAAGGGCGCATACACCGTGAACGACCCGTTGAGAATATATGGCGCGAGCCGTATGCGGACGCTTGACATGAGTGGTGCGGCTGACCATCTGAAGAATGGCTTCGACCTTGGAAAATGCACCGCACTGAGAGAACTGAACATGCAGTCGGAAAAGGGCGGCAGTACGGGATGGTGGCTGAGCATAGGCACCTGCCAGCAGCTGAGGACGGTGAACCTGTGCAACCAGCAGCAGGCAAAGACCGGCGGCAGCACCTCGACCGAACTTGACTTCACCACACAGCCCAAGCTTCAACACCTTGATGCACGAGGCACGCAGGTGAAGAGCGTAAGCTTCGCCAAGGGTTCTCCACTGACAGAAGCCTTGCTGCCCGGCACGCTGACCGTGCTGCGCCTGGAATACCTCAGCAAGCTGACGACCGACGGACTCAGCCTTGATAGCTATGCCAACGTGAAGACGCTCATCGTTGATGGTTGCCCGAACATCAATTGGGAGACATTGCTGGCACGCTGCATCAACGTGGCAAGGCTCCGTGTGACGGGCATCAGCAAGACGGACGACGGTACGTGGCTCTCGAAGTTCATGACCATGGGCGGCATCGACGCGGACGGTAACGCCACCGAAACTTGTGCCCTCGTGGGAACTGTGCAGCTCACGCACTACATGGATGAGGAAGATTATGTCAAGTACACCGCCCATTTCCCAGAACTCAATATCAAGCAGCCTGAATATACGATGATAGAGTTCGACGACTCCGTGGCCGATGATGCCAATATCACCAACCTTGACAACGGAACCGGGTACGCCTCAGGCAGCACGTACAAGCCCAACGGCCACATTCTGAAGATTCTATCCCAACGCCATCGCGTATTGGCCAAGGTAACGAAAAAGCCTACGACAACTACTATCAACATGGCAGGGCAGGACATCACCGTGAACAATCCAGACGGAGAAATGACCTACTATCCCCTTGATGACGAGAACAGCCGCAAGTATGCGGATGGAACGGAGGCAAAGCTGGACGGGAGCGAGGGCGACTGGATGATGTATGAGCCGTTCTTCTTTTACAAAGGTATCAACGACTACCTTAACGGCAAGCATTACAGCTGTTACAGTAGCAATGACCGGGAACACGAGCCGGAGCGCCCTGTGGCCACTGTGCTCACGTTGGAGGATATTGGTGCGCAGGAAAGTGGCATATTGAAAGGCCGCAAGATAATGGCAAACAAGGAAACACTGTCCAATTCCTATACAAGCGACTCATCATACAGCGTCTGCAAGGTCGTGGTTTCCGGCTATAAGCGCGTTCGCTTCCCCAGTGTACCAGGAACGAACCTTGTGGGAGCAGTCTTTGTGGACAGTACGGGCAAGGTGCTCAGTTCCGTAGTCGTGCCGACCATCACAAACAACTTCGAGCCGGGAATGTATATCATCAAGGACATCCCCGATGGTGCGACCGCACTCCACTTCACCATCCTCAACACGGCAGAGTTTGACAAAGTGGTACTTAGCAACAGCAGCCGGATAGAGGACATGGAACCAGATTGGGTGGCAGACGATGAGCATTTGTGTGCTGTGGTGGGTTCAACAGCCATCGGCTCTAAGCTGCGTGCCGTGATAAGCGGTGGCAGCACAACGTCAAACATGACATGGACGGACTTCCACTATTACAGCGTACAGCGCGGCATGCAACAGATAGACGCACTGATGCATTCACGCATTGCCAATTTGTTCTATGCCAAGTATGGCCGCAGAAACGCGCAGGAGCAGTGCGGAGCCGGTTCACACACCAACATGCGCACGACGGGTGGAACCGCTGATACTGGCATGACGGACACCATCGGCTTCGAGGAGGCAAAGAGCGTTAATGCCAACGTTACCAACAGCCTCATCGACAATCTCGTCCACCAGTTCGCATGGTACAGGAGCAAAGATGAATACGGCGGTGCGAGCGTTACGCAAGTGAATAACATCTGCTGTCTCGGCTACGAGGACATCTACGGCCATAAATATGACATGATGGATAATGTCGACCTGCCTAATGATAACGGAAATCAGGGCAAATGGCGTATCAGAATGCCCGATGGCACGTTCCGTATGGTCAAGGGGTCAACCTATCATGGCATGTGGATAGAGGCCGTTGCCCATGGCAAGTACATGGATGTCATTCCGGTGGGAAACGTCAGTGGCTCATCCTCGACATATTACGGCGACATATATTGGGTCAGCACCAGTGTTTCCCGTGTGGTTTATCGTGGCAACAGCTTCGCGAATGCGTATGGCGGTGTGTCGATTGCGAATGCGGATTACGATGCATCGCATGCGTGCGCGAATGTCGGGTCGCGTCTGGCCTTCCGCGGCAAAATCGTCAAAGCGCAAAGCGTCGCTGCGTATAAAGCGTTAAGCGAAGTCGCGTAAGCGAAAGCAAAAAAGCGAAGAAGGGCGTTGGAGTGATGTTCCAACGCCCTTCCAACGCAATATGGAGAACCGGCGAAGCCGGTCGATTTTTTTTGAGAAAAATGGAGGTTTGGCTTTATGGCAGGCGTTAATATTGGTACAAAATACTCCAATATAACTATACAAAGGTAGAAATTTTCTATGAGATAGCCAAATCTTTCGACAATTATTTTTGCTTATTTTGGGAATATTTTTAGGGGTAAAAGACCTTTGAAAAAGAACGTTTCGTTTTAGCAAAAGTAACGCTTCGTTTTATATTGTGTGAACATTTCGTTTTGAGGATTATATTTGCTCTGGGCGAAGGTCATGACGGCACAGAAAAGGAACATTCCGAGGAAGGCGGCTACACGCTTCACGGGGATTCTCTTGCATGCGCTCATGCAGGAGTTCATGATGGTTTTGGTTGAAATGGTTTGTAACATAAGTTTGTTAAGGTTTTTCTTAGTTACAATTTAAAGACCACATGAAAATGGAAGATGGGTGAGTGCCACTCACGCGACCGTCTGATCCCCTTGCCTCACGGCGCAGCCCTCTTCCGGAAACTGTCTTATGGATTTTCGCTAAACCTTTAGAAACAATGAACAATAATCATTCTAAAAAGAACAATATGAAAGCCAATAATTATCAGATATTGAATTCAGGCGGAGCCTCACGGTTCGACCGTTCTGATTTTTCTATTGCTTGGCGTTCGTCCTCATCAGGGACGCGTTCCGATTCTTTCTTTTCCCATAAACTGTTGATTTGTCTGAGTGCCATTTGAGCATCGTCAAGGGAGACTCGCTTGGCCTCCTTGCTGACTTGTTCGGCAGTCTGGGGCTCCTGCAACTTTGTATGCTGCTTGGTTTCATCAATCTGAACTTTCAGGATGTCAAAGTACGCGTCGCTGTGGAACTCCGGTTGCTTGGGAGGTTTGGGAGGTCTTGACTTCTTTGCAGGGGCAGGAGTGGGCGGTGCCACTTCTTTGGATTTTGACTCTGATGGAGCTTTCTCTTTTGAGGACTCTTTGCCTACGGCATCCGACACATCAGGGGGAACTGTATGCTCAGGACCTATGAAGAGGACATTTAGCTCATTAGGCTCAACGCCATCAGTGGGTCTTTCCTTCACTTCCGCAGTCTTATGACCAGATGCGGATGGACTATCGTCCTTTGAAGCGGTCATCTCATCGGTCAGCATCTCCCCACGTCTGAGCTTGACAAGCTCGTTTATGCGTTTCTGTGTTTCTGCGTCGGTTGGACGTGGCCCAAAGTCTTCTGAGGTCTTGCCATCGGACTTAGCATCGTCTGACCCGAATGGAGTCGCTGAAGGAGGAGGTGGTGGTGCTGGTTGTTCTTTCTCTTCTTCTCCATTAGACTGCCCATCCGCAAGGGGGTGAGCCGTGATAATCGCTTCATCAGATTTTTGTACTAATGGGCTATGAACATTTGCAGACTGCTGCCTTGGCTCGGACTTCTCTACGGATATGGGCTTGAACTGTCCCGCCTCGTCGGAGATGTCGATGTCTACGTCCTTGGGCTTGGGCATGAACTCTGCGGGATCCTTCTTGATGAAGAGGTCGTGGATGATCATGCCTGTGTAACCCAAAACATAAAGCACCACCACAATTATTACTATACTGGTGAATGCCATAAGCTACTCTGCAAAAGGTTGGGACTCGTCGCGCTCGATGCCGGTGACGCTGTTCTTGCCGAACACCTTGTCTCCGACTTCCTGGACTTTGGGGACGTAGCTCACCGTCAGCTGCTCGCCCTCAGCGATGGCATACTCGTCGATTTCTTTCTGACCGAAAACTTCAAGGAGAATATCCCCGTCGTCGGTCTTGAGTACAAACTGCTGGGCGGCCCATGTGCTGCCCTTCTTGGACGTGCCTGTCCTCATGGGCAGGACTTTCTTGATCGTTCCTGTGGTTTTCATGGTTGGTAGTCTGGTTATATGTCTGGATTAGTTGATGGTCAGTCCATTTACCGACACGGCCGGAGATGCTGAATCATGAATCGTTTCCTCCGTGCACGCTGTCGGCAATGGCAAAAAGGTGAATCCGAGTGCTCTGCCGTTGGACTCCTTGATGGGGTGGCGGCGGAGACCGGGATAATAGTAGAAGGTGTGGCCGTCGGTTCCGATGATGTAACCGAGGCGCTTCAGCGAACCACGAAGACGGATCTTCTGATGGTTGCTCACTACCTTTATGTTCGTTTTCTGGTCAAGACCGAAGATGATGCGGCGGCGCTCCTTCTGGATGAGTTCCTTACGGCGGCGACTGCGAATCTCACGGAGCTGCTTCTTCGTGCGCTCCAGTCCGAGCTCACGGGCGATGATCCGGATGGTTTCTCTGTGCAGACCTGTGCGCTCTGCCATTTCCTGGTAGCTGAGGTTGGGGTATTCGATCAGGACAAAGGAGCGAGCGTCGCTGTTGCGCCCAGACGGGGAGATCTTTCTCAGTCCGAGCCGACGTGCGTGGCTGCTCACAGTGCTGCACGTGCAGCCGATATGTGAGGCTATGTCGTGGAGACAGTCGGTATGGAAACGTTCCTTGAGTATGTCATCGTGGTCTGGTGTCCACAAGGTTCTTTTGGTGGTTGTATGGATTGCTGTATGCATAGTGTTCAGTTCGTTTTTTAGTTCGTGGTTACTTGTTGATTGTATTTTCTCACTTTGGCTGTCCTATTCAAACAGTCCGCTGCGGTGGGTGACGAGCCGTCGGAGCTCCTCCTTGTTGGCATCGATGAATGACCTCGCAAGGGCGGTGAAGATAGCCGAGAGACGGTGACCGCCATAGACGACCTCGAAGGTGGCGTGGACATCGTCGGGAACGAAGATCCAATACCGGCGACCCGTCTCACCAGCATAGGAGAAGGATTCTATCTGAGACTGAATGTCGTCCTTGGAAGGAGATGGATTTTTGGCGGAGGGCTGCTTATCTCCCTTGGGCTTTTTGGCAGCGTTTTCTCCTATCTCTCTTATGGTCTTGGAGGGTAGGGGCTTGGCTTTCTCCTTGTGAGAGGGAACTTTCTTCTTTGCCATGGGTTCATCTTCTGTCTTGGCAATGGGATTAGTTTCCTCATCCAGCTTTTCGGCGGGTTCCTTGACTTGCTCTTCCTTGACCGGCGGTGGCTCCTCCGTCCTTATCTCTTTCCCCTGCTTGTCACTCTGCCACATGTAGGCTGGCTCGCTCTCACCGTTGACTTTCCGGAGAAGATCGTGGATATCCCCGAAAACCATTGGTCGAGAAGTGCCGTCAGTCATACGGATTTATCATTATAGACGCAGTCGTAGAGCGTGTCGAAGCATTTGTCGACAATCTCATGTTGCTTGTCGGTGAGGATGAGCGTTCTGAGTTTTCTATGCCTTCGTACTACTAACGTTATAATCTGATATAAAGCTCTGAATATCACTAAAATAATTGTCATATTATTTGGTAGTCTCAA